CGCGCGAACGACCCGCGGAGGTTTGCCCGGGAAGGACCCAATGCGCTCAAAGGCATAGCCGAGGGGGTCATGCCCCAAACCCCTTGCGGCGCAAGGGATCTTAGCGGGCTGTGGCCAGAGCCTGCTCCAGGCTGCTGGCCAGGTAGCCCATGAAGCGCTGCTCAGCCACCTGGGTGCCGATCTGACCGATCGGGAAGCGGGCGCGGTAGGCGGCTCGGCCAGGGTCGGCAATGAACAGGGGCCGGAGCTTGCCGGCTGGGGTGCGCTGATAGATGCCAGCAGGACGCGCCCCACCGCGTGGCTTGCCCACCATCACGCTGTTAGGCCCACTGGTCCCCACCTTGGCGCTGATCGACCGGATGGTGGCCAGACCCACGTTGCCCCCTGAGTCGCGCCTCAGAGCCCCTGTAGGGCGCAGCTGAGCCCCTGGTGGGATATTCCCCACCTGCTGGCCCAGAAACTTGCGTTCCAGGCCCTTCTGGGGACGCAGGCCGCCATCAATGCCAAACCGCAGGTATCGAGCCCGGCGAGCTTCGGCATAGACCACAGCCTCCAGGTTCTGCTTGGTGCTCCTGTCGACAAGGAAGGCTCGCTGTGTGAACGGAACAGGGCGATCAAAGAATCGCAGGGTTTCGTAGTTGAAGACCTGGCGGATGTCGAACGCTGTGCGGTTGAGCGCAACCGATGTGGCGAATGGCATTTGCCGCGCCATGGTCGCCGACCAGTTGGCAGCACCTGAGAGATCAGCGTCGAGGGTGATGGATGCCATGGGTTCAACGTAGGGCGCTCAAGCGGATGTGTGGCTTGGTGCTGCGGATTACGAGCAGCCCCCCATCGACGCGGTGGACGTGGTGCTTGATCCAGTTCATCCGGCTGTAGCGGGTGATGTATGCGCGGATTACGGGCTCAGTCCTACCAGTGGCATCAACGCCGTCATCCATGGGGATCAAGAACGAATCACCAGGAGCCAACGAGCCGAGCGGCCATGTGGGCTTCTCGTAGGTGTTGCGACCAATCCAGACAGTCCGCCCGTCAACCTCTCGGAAGGTGCCCATTGACGTACCAATGCAATACAGCAACAGAGTAATACACCTGCCAACCTATCCAACCTCCCCCCTAGGTGCACTTAGACGGAAAACGCCCCTACCCTCCCTCCCTCTCCTGGGTTTATTACCTAGGTTAGTAGGTTAGTAAGGTTAGTAAAAGGACTGCAGGGGAGGGGGTTTGGACTCTCCAACCTCATCCTGGAGGTTGGACAAACACCCATTTGTTCCTACCTCCCAACCATGCGCGCTTCTTTTCGTAACCCAGTTCACGCAGGATCCCGGCCACCTGCATCTGGTCGGCGCGCCCTTGGCGCTCGACCGGCTTGTTGATCGCCTGGGTCAGGATGGCCTCGCTGGTGATCGGTTCAACACTTCTGCGGTTGGTCAGCCACTCCTGGATGGCCGCCTTCCACGGGCTGTCCACCAGGTAGGTCTCGTTCTCGGTGTCCACCTGCTGGGCGTGCTCGCGGCTGAGGTGGTTGGGGTCGCCGTTGCGGTAGGCGGCGACGGCTGCGGACCAGATGGCGTCCCGCTCGAGGAGCAGCCCATCGACGGGGATGTGCGGCGCGGCGGTGACGGGGATGACCCAGAAGCGGCGATTGCCGGTGTCATCGACCAGGAAGCCGGTGTCGCGGTTGGTGGAGCCGACGATGATCGACCGGCGTGGGAACGACTCAGTTGCGCGTTGGTATGGCGCGCGGAACATGTCGGTCTGTTGGGTGAGGAACGCCTTAATCTGTCCGGCGTGCTTGCGGCCGGTGATGTGATCCAGCTCTGCCCATTCCATGATCCAGGAGCGGTGCAGGACCATCAGGTCATCCTTTGATCCGATGTCGCGGAGAGCATCGCTGAACCACAGGCCGCCAAGATTGCGCCAGAAGGTGCTTTTGCCACAGCCCTGTGGGCCCATGAGGACGCAGGCCGAGTCATGCTTGCAGCCGGGCTCAAAAATGCGGCGGACGGCTGCGATCAGTGTGGCCTTGATCATGGCGTCGTAGAGGCTGCCTGGTTGATCCTTGGGGCGCAGGTAAGCGGTTGCGAGGTTTTCGATCGACGTGGCGGGAACGTGATCGGCAACGTGCTCGAGATATTCGCGAACGGGGTCGTAAGGGTTCTCAAGCGCGACGACATGAATGGCGTCGGCTGCCAGCTCTTTGGATACCTTGACGCCCTGCTGGGCAAGCTGAAGGTAGAAGTGATCGATGTGCTCGACCGGCTTCTGATCGAGTTCGATGGCTGAAGTGAACAGGTTCCAGCGGAGTGCAGCGCCGAGTTGCTGACGCAGCAGTTCAAGCAGCTCGTTGGATTCGAGCTTCAGGAGCTTGCCATCTGCCGCTGTAGGCTTGTTGGCGTCATGCTCCTGTGGGTGGGATGCAGCCTTTAGCCGTCTGGTCGGTGCGACTGGGCGGCTTTTTTCATGGCGTGGTTTTGGCTGCCAGCCGTCTTCCTTAGCGAGGTTGCAGAGGTGCCGAATGTCGCGATTGCCGCCGGCCTTAAAAGTGCCCCAGTGATAGGCGCAGGCATTGGCTTCCCACTTTGGGGATTGCCGGGACCAGGCATCCCAGTCCGCGAGCATGTGATCACCGACTGAATGGAGGCATTGACCGACCTCGATCCAATAGTCGTAATCATCAGCGCGTGATGAGTTGAGCGCATCGAGCCAGATGCGCGCCCAGTCTTCATCGGTCCGATCGGCTTGTGTCTGTAGCTGTGGAAGCTGCAGCAAGGGCGCTGGGTCTGGCTGCTTGCGCTGCATCTGCTGCAGCAGGACCGATGGTGCTTCTGCAATTGGCAGATCGTCGGGTGATCGATCTTTGAGCCAGCGGTAGGCGCCGGTCATGGGATGGGTGCCGGCCACGACGGACTGACAGCCGGACCAGCGAAGTTCGAGCTGCTCGCCTTTGATGGAGCTGCGGAGCTTAGTTGTCTTGATAGTCGCCCAGAACGGTTCGGGGACCTGGTAGATGATCTGCAACCGGCCATCGCGGCCGGAGGTTACCGCCCAGGACTTGGGTAGGTCACGCAGCGGTGCGCCGATCTGCTCAAGGATTTCGGATGCGCCAAGGCCGTCGTGATCGACGAACAGCAGGCCACCCGATTGGGGACCGGCTAGAACGCCGATTGCAACGGCACGGCCGGCTGTGATCTCATCGCCTAGGTGCTCGCGCGAGATGGGGTTCTTCTGCCATTCAGGCTGGTAGGGACGCTTGTCGTTGCCGACGGCTACAAGCGCCCACGCGGATGGGAGCCGCTCGAGCTGAGCGGCGAGGCTGATCGGGTCCATGCTGACCTGTGGGGTCCCGAAGTTTAGCTAGCAGGTTGGCAGGTTGGAGAGTAGATCTTCAACATCTGAAACAGAACGCGCCACGCCGGCGATTCCGCCAGCACCGCGCACCACGCCCAGCCAGGCCTGCTGCTCTGGCCTGAGCCGGCCGGTGGCGGTCTTGACCTCGATGGATGTGAACACCGCAAGCCGTCGGCCGACCATCTCGGGCGTCACGGTGATGGTCCGCCAGCCGATCAGGTCAGCAGAACCACGGGCAAGGCCGAACGTCACCAGCCGACCGGTACGGGGGTCGGGCAGGCTGCCCACCTGATTGCGGAACAGGCGCAGGTCAGATCGGGAACCGACTGCCAGGCGTATCTGCTGCTGCAGGGTGGTTTCGGCGTTCACGCACCGCGGGCAAACTCGCCATGCAATTCTGCCGCGGCCTTGCAATAGGCCATGTGGGCTAGTTCGGGGCAATCAAAACGGCCAAGCCAAATCTGCTTGTTATTGTACTTAATTGCAGAACACCATCGCCCTGTTTGTTTGTGATAACTTACGCCTTTGTAACCTGAAGTATTTTTAGGCGAAGCTCCTCGATTGCGCTGGTTATCTGCATTACTTGCAAGTCTAAGATTTGCAATTCTATTATTTAACCGATTGCCATCAATGTGATCAATCTGGAAACCCAAGGGATCTTGCCCTGTCGCTATGTACCAAATTATTCTATGCGCATTAAAGACGCAGTATTTTTTATTTATTGTAAATGCAATTCTTAAGTATCCGCTTTCGCCAATTGTACCTGCCGGCTGGCCAGCGCGTATCTTTCCTCTTTTTGCTCTCCAAAATATAGATCCCGTGTCCGCTTCATAACGAAAGAGCTCGTTCAATACTTGCAAAGATGGCAGCGGTTTAGCCTTGGTCATCATCCGGTTGTGCGGGTGGTCATGCCTCTGGCGTTGACGCGCGCAGAGGCGCCTCATTGTATTCCTAATTCTTTTTCACCGACCTGGCGTAGAGCACATGTTTGGCCCAAGCTACGGGGTTGCGCATGTTGCGGGCATGACCGATGGCGATGAGCTGCTGAAGGGTTTGGGCTTTGCCTTGCTCGCGGCGGCGCAGCTGGACATCGATGCGCTTCAGCTCCTTTAGCTCGCCGTCCACCTGCTGCATGGGTCGCCGCTGTTCTGGCACGCAGTCCGCCCCGCAAACCGGGCATTGTGGGGCTGGCCTGAACGCCGCAAAACACGCCGGGCAGGTGCGCACTGATGGCGCTGGCTGACTGCCGCTTGCGCGCTTGGCGCCATGCTCGAGCGACCACTGGCGGATGTCATCGGGAAAGCCGTGCCGGGTCACGTTGCCGACGTGATCAAGGATGATCGCGGCATCCTTGCCTGGTGCTGGCCGCAGCACGCGACCGACCTGCTGCAGGTATAAGCCGAGCGACTGGGTGGGCCTGAGCAGGATGGCAACGCTGGCGGCGGGGATGTCGAAGCCCTCTGAGACGACGTCGACCGTCACCAGCACGCGGATGGTGCCAGCTGCAAACGCAGCAACCACGGCATCCCGATCGGCTGTCCCGCCCAGCAGCAGCGCTGCACTGATCCCTGCCGTCTCAAATAAGTCTCGAACTGAGACGGCGTGGTTGACATTGCAGCAGAACGCGATCGCCTGCTGTGCCTCCGCGAGGCGTTGGTAGTGGCTGATCGCGTCGCCGGTGACTGTTGGCCGGGTCATGGCGTCTGCAGCTTGGTCGATGGCGTAATCACCAGCACGGCGGCGAAGCTGGGACAGATCGGCCACGATGGGCGGCGCAAAGATCCGCGCGGGTGACAAGTAGCCGGCCGAGGTGAGCATCTGGACCGATGGGCCTTCGATGAGTGCGTCGAAGGTGTCGCCAAGGCCGCGGCCATCAAGGCGGCATGGTGTGGCAGTGACGCCCAGGCGCAATGCACCAGGCCAGTGGCTCAAAATGCTGGACCACGAGCCAGCGGCGGCGTGGTGTGCTTCGTCGATGATGATCAGGCACGGCTCCCAGTCGGTGGTGGCGAGCCGGCGGACGAGCGTTTGCACGGATGCGACCTGCACTGGTGCATCTGCACGTTGAACGCCAGCGGCGATGATGCCGTGCTCGACGCCGGCGGCTGTGAGTTTGCTGCTGGCTTGATGGATCAACTCACGTCGATGCACAAGGATGAGCACCCGGCGGCCGCGGGCTGTGGCGCTGGCCGTGATGGCGCTGAAGACCACGGTCTTGCCCATGCCAGTGGCGCCGACCAGAAGCGGGGCGCGGGCACCTGAGCGGTAAGCATTGCGCAGATCGTCGATTGCGCGCTGCTGGTAGGGGCGGAGATTCAAACTGTTGCCGCGTGTGTGCTGATGCTATACGATGTGGCTTGTTGCGTCACGCCATGGACAACGCCACCTATCACGCCCACCCAGCGGTCAGCAAGTCGCACCTCGACCTGGTGGCCCGTAGCCCGCTCCATTACTGGGCGCGCTACCTCGACCCGAAGCGGGAGGTGCCAGAGCCGACCGCAGCGATGCGGATCGGCACCGCGCTCCACACGCTGGTGCTCGAGCAGGATCAATTCGAAAGCCGTTACGTCACGGCGCCGCAGGTCGATCGCCGCACCAAGGCGGGCAAAGAAGCCTTGGCAGAGTTCGAGGCTGAGGCTGGCGGCCGTGAGCTGATCGCGGCAGACGATCGCGCGCAGATCAGCCGCATGGCTGAAGCTGTGTGGTCGCATCCAGCAGCAGCGGCGCTGCTTCATTGGCAGGGCAAGGCGGAGACCACCCACATGTGGATCGATCAGGCGACGGGTCTGGAGTGCAAGTGCCGCCCTGACTGGCTGACTAATGACGGCAACCTGATCGTTGACCTGAAGACGACCGAGGATGCCAGCCCCGAAGGGTTTCGCAAGTCGATCGGCGCTTATCGGTATCACGTCCAAGCCAGCTGGTATCTGGACGGCATCGAGCACGCCACCGGCCACCGGCCTGATCAGTTCTTGTTTATATGCGTTGAAAAGCGTCCGCCCTATTGCGTGGCGGTTTATGCCGCGTCGCCGGTAATGGTGACGATCGGCGCCGAGACTGCTGCCCGCGATCTGGATGTGCTTGCCACTTGCAAGGCTGGCAACGTCTGGCCTGGTTACAGCGACCAGATCGAGCCGATCAGCCTGCCGCCATGGATGCTGCCGCGGCCGGATGGATCGACGATGCAACCACCCACTGAAATCGAAACCTACTGATCATGACCGAATCCACAGCGATCACCACCCAGCCAGCAGGTTCGGTGTTCTCGGGCATTCAAGCCTTCGAGGACGCTCAACGGATCGCCAAGGCCTTGGCCAGCAGCACGTTGATCCCGCCCCAATTTCAAGGGCAGCAGGGGTTCGCCAACTGCCTGGTTGCGCTTGAGATTGCGAACCGGATGCGTATGTCACCCTTCCAGGTGATGCAGAACCTGCACATCATCCATGGGCGCCCATCGTGGAGCAGCCAGTTCATCATCGGCCTGATCAACGGCTGCGGCCGCTTCAGCCCGCTGCAGTATGAGGTGACGGGTCAGGGCGACTCTTTGGCCTGCACCTGCGTCGCCACCGAGCTGGCCAGTGGCAAAGATTTGCGCGGGCCAACCGTCACGATGGCGATGGCGAAGAAGGAAGGATGGGCGACAAAATCTGGCAGCAAGTGGCAGACCATGCCGGATCTGATGATCAGGTACAGGGCCGCGGCTTTCTGGGGGCGGCTTTACATCCCTGAGCTGCTGGTCGGCATCCAGACGCAGGAGGAAGTAGTTGACATTGAGCCGGTGACGGTCAAGCCTGAATTGCCGAAGACCAGCTTGGATCAGTTGAACGCTGCGATCGCTCAGCCTGAGCCCGAATCTGTGGAGGTGGTGACTGATGAACTCTTCTGATTTTTTGACTGATGTGCAGTTGGCTGCACGATGGCAAGTTCACCGGCAGACGCTGCTTAGGTGGCGCCGGCAGGCAACTGGGCCAGCCTATGCGCGCATCGAAGGGCGCGTGCTCTACCCATTGGCCGAGGTGGAGCGTTACGAACAGGCCAACACCATCACTCACGACTGACCCATGACCTTCAAAGCAAACGGCGCATTGTTTAGGAACACCGAGGAAAAGCTGCGCGCGCGGCTGAAGGATCGGTTCGACCCGTCCAAGAACTATCCGATGTATGACGGCGTAATCAGCGTGCCAGCTGATCAGGCGTATGCGATGGCCAAGTACTTGATGGATGCAAAGCCGAACGAACGCGATCAAATCCCGATGCGGATCAGCGGCTGGCGGAAGGAACCTGCCAGCGGCGGCGATGCCTATGTATCGATGGCGATCGAGCCCGACTACAAGACGCAAAAGGCGATCGAGGAGTCGGCACCTGCTGCGGCTGAGAGCCTGGCGGCTGCTACCGGCGGCGTGGTGGTTCAGGCTGACGTGTTCTGATGCAGCAGCATCAGCTCCAGGCGTGCGATCTCATGGACTGCGGCCTGGAGCATTTCCTGCTGGCGGTAGGTCTGCCTGAGGAGCTGGGCGGCAAGCTGCCCGGCTTTGCCATTGGCTTCAAGCATCCGGCAGTCGCCTTCCAGCTTGAACAGCTTTTCAGGGGCGATCTCGACCTGCAGCCATTTTCCGAAGTCCATCGAATCGGGGCAGTTGCCCCATGTTGCCTATGAAATGCCCCCAATGCGGTGCCGGCCGCTTCTATGCGGTGATTACCAACAACGTGTATGAGAACCAGACAGTGCGGAAACGGCAGTGCCGCCAGTGCAAGCATGTGTGGTTCACGGTCGAGCTGCCAGTGAGCCGGTACGCCATCGGTTACAGCCACGACCACATGAACAAGCCAGTGTTGCGGGTGCCGGTGGAGCTGGCTGCTGAGGTGACGCCAGGCGGCCTTGCCGACTCGCCGGATTAAGAACTGTTACAGCCCCCTAGCGTGCACTGCCGGCGGTGTCCCATACTGTGTGCACGGCCGACGAGGCCGACACCCACCCCACCACGCCATGTTCACCGCCACTGCTCTGGTGATCTGGAAGCTGATCCTGCCGCTGCTAGTGCTGGTCGCCATCATCGACTGGCTGACGGCTTCCACCGATCGCCGTGTTCTCATCCTGCGTCGCGCTGGTCTCACCCAGCAGCAGATCGCAGATCGCCTCCACCTCACCCGCTACCGCGTCCGCCGGGCGCTCGCATCATGATCACCAACCGTTTCTGGAATCGCGTCGGCCTTCTTGTGCTGATGTTCATGCTCTACGGCATCGGCATCGCTGCCGGCCGCGATCAGGCCACGCTGGCCCACCACCAACACCCTGCGTGCCATCCGGGGTTGAAGCCATGACTGACGCCCCTGAGCTGCGCCGCTTTTACTTCACTATCCGCGACGCCAACGTGATCGAATGCATCTGGGCGTACAGCCTGACGGATGCCAAAGCCAAAGCGGCGACCGACTGGTTGCCGTTCTGGGACGAGATGGAATGGATCGACCCGCAACACATCGCCCGCACCATCGATGGATAACGTCTGCCTTCAGTGGGATGACCAGCAGCAGGGGCGCTACGGCGACGGCATTAGCCGCCCGAAGCCCAAGGCCCGCACACGCGAGTTCAGGCTGCTGGTGTTCAAGCCCGGCTCCCAGCCGATGACATGGATCACCCGCGCCGAGACAAAACGGCACGCGATCAAATACGCGCAGGCTCGCTGGCCCGGCTCTGAGGTGGAGGTGGAATGAACTGCTACCGCGTCACCTTGGCGATCGATCAGGTTGAGCTGCTGGCACCGAACGCGGCCACCGCTGCGCTGAGCGCGATGGAGCTGTACCCAGGCCAGCAGGTGCTGAGCGTGCTGCTTCAGCCCGACTGGGAAGACGATGACGATGACCACCCATCACTGACCGCTGCAGAGCGGAACCCGAGCCTGCGATGACTGACCTTTCCCCCGCCGCGCAACAAGTGTTCTGGGAGTTCAACCGAGCTGCCAGCGGCAAGCCAGATGACTGGCATTACCTGCCCGCAATTGCCGCCGCCCTGCGAGCTGCAGCGGATCAGCTTGGCTACGGCCCTGCAGGTTCTCGCGTTATTCATTGCTCGTCACTCCTTTTTGTCGCCGCCGAGCTGGAGGCCGTTCAATGACCAACCACATCCGCGCCAAGCTCGAGGCCCTCATCAGCGACTCGGGCATGTTCAATGCCGGCCAAGTCGAGGAACGGCTGCGGCTGTGCGCCTTGATCGATGCACGGCTCGACCAGCTGGCTGGGCTGCCCAGTCACCCGCACATCTCGGCACGCCGGGAAGAACTGCTTACGATCCGCCAAGCCATGCACCCACACCAATGAACAGGGTTCAACTCGATCAGCAACGCGCCGACATGCTCGAGGCGCTTTACCAAGCCAGTGGCCGTACCTGCTGCACCTATACCGGTCTTTGGGAGGAGTTCACCCTGGACCTGGGGACCAACTTCCGCGACACCGACTACGCCGAACTCCATGCCGCGTGTGTGCTGGCGATTGGCGAAATCGAGAGCCATCTGGCTGACAAGCACGCGCAGCAGTGCATCCATGTGTGCCGACAGTTTTTGCTCGGTAAGTGGGGCAATGGCTAGCCCGCGCATACCAACGCAGCGCGGTCGTAACTTCACGGTGAACATCCGCATGAGCCGCGAGGAGATCGAAGCTGCCCGCAAACTTGGCGGCGGCAACATCAGCCAGGGTTTTCGGCAGGCGATCCGTTACGCGACCGAGCGCGACCTTAAGCCGGTGAAGCTGGCCACCATGCTCCGCTCAGCCGCTGTGCTGGCGCAGGACCTTGAAGATGCCTGTCAACAGTTCAAGTCTGACGCCATGAGCCGCGTCAGACGCGCTACCACCAAACCATGATTCTCTCCGACACCGAAATCGAAGACCTGATCGCCACTCAAGGGATGGTGCAGGGCCATGACCCAGAGCTGATCAATCCTGCCAGCTTGGACCTACGGCTTGGCAACCTGATCATGCTCGAGTCGGTCCAGAACCACCAGATGATCCCGCTCGAGATCAGCCGGTACACGCCAGAGCACCCTTATCAGTTGGTGCCTGGTCAGTTTGTACTGGCCCAGACGGTCGAGACCTTCAATATGCCCGAAGATGTGGCCGGCCTGTTCTTCCTGAAGTCGAGCCGCGCCCGCGAAGGCTACGAGAACCTCCACGCCGGCTATGCCGATCCTGGCTGGCATGGCAGCACGCTCACGCTCGAGCTCAAGAACGCGCGCCAGCTGCAATCGCTGCCGATCTGGCCCGGTTTGAAGATTGGCCAGATGGTGTTCTTCCGCATGAGCCAGCGTCCAGCAGTTAGCTATGCCGTCACTGGCCACTACAACAACGACCGGCTTGCCACCGCCTCGAGGCAGTTCGATGTTTGATCCCGTCAACCAGCCCGACCACTACCGGCAGGGCGAGATCGAATGCATCGATGCGATCCAGGCGGCGCTGACGGCTGAGGAGTTCCGCGGGTTTTGTAAAGGGAACTTGATGAAGTACGCCTGGCGTGAACGGCACAAAGGAGGCAATGAATCCTTAATGAAGGCCCAGTGGTACCTGGCCCGTTTGCTTGGCACCATGAGCCAATGAACGACCACCACCTGCCAGGTCTGACCTTCCTCGAGCGGCTGGCGGTCGCGATGCTGGTCCGCAGCCCTCGCACCAGCTTGGTGATGGTGAAGGAGCACGACGCCCTTGAGGTGTTCGTCGCAGCGGATCAATCGGATCCGGTAGCGCGGGCCATCATGAGCGGCGACGGTGAACCGGCGTCGATGCTGCTTGAGCGGTTGTATCACGCGCCCAGCTACGGCGAACCGGAATGATCACGTTTTACGGTGGGCGGTTGCTTCTTTTCTGCGATCGCGCCGACCGTACCTGGCGCGCGCGTGTGGTGTTAGGGCCCAAGCCTGAGCATCAGCTCGAAGCCGACACCGGCGCCATCCGGCTGCAGGATGCGATGCTGCGTGCGCAGTCCATCTATCAGATGGCGTGCGCCAACATCCGACCAGCCGGCGCGGTGCCGATGTGTTGGGACTGCGTGCAATGGGAAGCGACGCGGAACCGCTGCAACCTGCAGTTTCCTGAAGCGCGGCAGACTGGCGGTCGATTTGCGGCACGCTGCGCCATGTTCACGCCTGATCGGTGAATCATGCCGCGCGAATGGGCGACGCCAACCCGTGAGCCGTGGTGCCCGTTAATCCGTGATTTGCTGCACGCGATCGACCGACATAACGGTCTGTATTTCGCGACGGGTGACCGGTGGCACCTCGAGCGGGCCCAAGACCTGCGTCAGTATGTGATCAGCCTGAAGGACTGGATTCGCCGCCATGAGTGAGCCGGTTTGCGTGAGCCGCATGGATCGCGACGGCGGCTGGATCGAAACGCTGGAACCTGCTGGCGGCGGCGAGCTGTACTACCGCAGCTGCGCGCACGGCATGTGTCGGTACTCGAGCGACCTCTGGCAGGCTGAGCTGTACCTTGATCATCTGCTGGCCCGATGAGCAGTCTTGCCGTGATTGCCTACCTGGCGGTGATGTACTGGGTGATCTGCGCGCTGGTCATCCTGCTGCTGAGCAAAATCTGCCCATAAAAAAAGGGGGCCGAAGCCCCCTGCGTCAGACGAACCATTCGCTGAGGACCACGGCCAGCGCGTCCTCCAGCATCTGGTCATTGACGCTGGCGAACAGCTCGCCGAGGACCAGCAGCGTGATCGTGAGTTGATTCATTTGTCGATGTGCGGGTGGGTCGGGATCTCTCCCGATGCGGCGATTATACACCGCGCGTGGTGTGCCTGCTACTGATCGGCCAGCCACTGCGCGATCGCCCACTCGCCCATCGCCGACCAGAACGGCTGCGCGCGGTACCAGTCCACCCATGGCTTGTGGCCCTTGCGGCTGTTGCAGCTCCAGCAGCAGGCGACCAGATTGCTCCGCACGGTCAGGCCACCATGCACTCGAGGGATCACATGGTCGAGCGTCGGACTGCGGCCCAGTTCATCGCCGCAGTAGGCGCAGCGGTAATTCCAAGCGAGCAGGATCTGATCGCGCGCGTGGCGCCTTGTGACCAGCCGCGTCTCATCAATGTGCGCCTTGTCCACTGAGATCAAGCGGCAGGGGCATCGCCTCGATGCAAAGATCGAGGATGTCGTCGTCGTTGCCGAAGTGTTCCGAAAGGCGGCTGTAGAGGTTGGCTGGCAGCTCGTCGGGGTCAGTGTCGGAGCGGAGCACCACCTTCGCGGTGATCTCGATCAGGAACGCCCGCATGGGCTGGCTGCCGCTGCGCCAACGGTAACGGACGCAACCTAATCGGCCTGACTGTGACGGATTGTTAACGGGCTGCATTACCTGTGCATTGGCCACTGCCGGCGGTGTATAGTTCACGCATCAACGCACCAGACCAATGCTCGCCACCTTCACCGCCAAACTGACCACCCTGGCCACCGCTGACCTGCTAGAGCTGATCCGCCAGCTGATCGCTGAGGAAGCGTTCAACGCTTGCTTTGAGGCTTGCATTGACGAAGCCTGCAACCGCGACCCTGACTTGGCTTTTGAAATCGAGGCCATGATGGCCTGATCGGCCGGGCTGGCCGCTTCTTACTTACCACCCATGACCTACGCCATCTCCATCGGTCCCTGGCACGTCGGGCCGTTCCCGACCGCAGCACACGCGCAGCATTGGGCCGAGCGCCACGGCTGCGATACCTGGCGGCTAATTGAGCTGGACGACCCAGCCGAAGCGCCGGCGATTTTGGCATCCATGAAAAAAGCCCGGCGATCTCACGGCACCGGGCCAGACGCTTCTGCAGCGGTTGCAGCTTAGTAGGGCCAGGTGAGCCGCGGGCGGCCCTTGCGGATGCCGAGATGGACGAACCCCTTGGGCGCTCCCAGCCCGGTGCTGAACGGCCAGTGCTTCACGCACCAATCTTGGACCGCTTTGATGTCCGCCCCGTCAACGTAAAAATCCACCGCGCCAACGCCAGGCGCGTCGTAGAGATGTTCGCTGCCGCTGGCACCACCCACCTGCCGGTTGATCGCTGCCGGCCTGTAGCCGCTGGTGATCGTGATCCGCTTCCCGCCAAAGGCGACGCGCACCCGCTCAAGGAACGCCGCGAGTTCGGCAGCGGTGTCCACCTGATGCTGAGCAACAAAGCGCCGCGCCGGATCACCCAGCGCAAACTCACCCAGGGTGAAGTGTGCCGACAGCCTGGTCGCGAACGGATCCGATGGCCGCACCTTGACCGGGTGATCGCGTTCTGCTTTGGTGCCGCTCCACAGCTTGCCCTCGGCCTCCCTGCGGCGCTTGAGGCCGGCCTCGACGTTGGTGCCGGGGTTGCGGTACAGCAGCAGCGCCTTGGGCACCGCGGCCCAGTCTTTTTCGCGCAGCACGCGGCTGATCGTCTCAAATCCTTCGGATCCGTAGAACCCGCTGCCCAAGTTGTAGGCGAACGACACCAGCGCACACTTCTGGTTGTCGGCCATCGCCACCCAGAACGGGATGGTGGCTCGCAGCTTCTCGACGATCCGGTCTACCTCCTGCCGCAGCAGCATGTCCGCTTCGACGCGGTTGATCTTGTCGCCTTTCTGCACTTTGCGGCCGTCGCTGTAGCGCGTCGTACCCCAGCCGATCGTCCAAGGGTCGCCACCTGACAGCGGGTCAGGGTATGCCTCGAGATGACAGCCCTCGAACTGCTGGATCAGGTTGATCGCAGCACCCAGGTCAGCCTGCTTCCCATCCTGACTCCAGGTATTGAACCAAGGCCGATCGCGGCGCATGGCTGCTGCGTAGCCGTTCACGGCCAGATCCTGCTCGAGCTGCGCGATTGCTGCGGACTGATGCGGGAGGTTGCGATAGAACCGAAACAGCTGCTCGAGGGTGATGGGTGCGCCGTTGCTCATCGCTTGACGCGGGGCGAGACGACACCGGCCAGGATCTCGATCACGCGGTACGCGCGCACGGCCACACGGGCGGCATTGCTCAGGGCTGCGTTGTCCTTGGGCGTTGGCGTCAGGTTGACGATTACCAGCGCCAAGCCATGGATCGCCACCGCTAGCGCCACATAATCAGCGATCCGGTCCATCAGTCCGCAGCGTTTCCCTCAGGCTAGCGCTGCTGCTGAACCGGGGCACCAATGTGGAGGCGGGGTTGCATCGCACCGATCACATGCGGGACCAGCAGGCTAATGATCACCGCTGCACCCATGCCCCAGGCCAAGCGATGCTCCACCTGCCGCAGCCGGCTGAAGACGTTGTTGATGTCGTCGCGGCGCTCGCCAATGCTGATCAGCAGCGCCTCGACCTTGCCTTCTAGGGATCCGAGCTTGTGGTAAATGTCCCCATGCGATACGTCATCTGGCGCCGGCATCGTATGCGGTCATCTCATCTGTCTAGCCTAGCGACCCTGCCCGCGCAGCTTTTTGCGGCCACGGCGCCGCGGCCTGGACCGCTGGCCTTGCCCTTGACTGGTTGTCTTGGGGACAGGATCCTTGCGGACGGTGCCGCTTAGACCAGCCTTTGCTTTTACTGCCACGGCGTTCCGCTGGCCTTGCTGGGATGGTGCTGCTCGTCAAGCTGCGCCTGCAGGGCGGCTTCGATCTCGGTCACTTTCTCGGCACCGAAAGCATCCTTGACCCAGCCGATGACCAGTTCTTCGGTCAGGTCAGCAAATGGGATCAGATTGTCTGGGCGCTCGAAGCCCAGTGACCCGTATGCACCGCTGCTGTAGGTGCCGTCTTCAGCGGTGACGGTGTAATGGGCGGTCATCACAAACCCGTCGGCGGTCTCGCGCTCCAGGTTGGCGATGTGCCAGGTAAAGGTGGTGGCCATGAGTTGATGGGTGATGGTGGGAGTTTAGGACGGGTGTCTAGTGAAGGTGACTACTGGGGCGGGCGACGTGAGTACTTAAGGTCTTGGGCTAACGAAGGCATGTCAGCACAACAGGGGTCCTGCAACCAGTCAAGGCACTCTTTTAATTCGTGGTCAGCACCCCATTTGGCAATCTCCCAGTACGTTGCACAATGGCCTTTTGTTTTGAGCATCTGATCCCATTGATCGGCCAGGGCAAAGGGAATTTCAAGTTCAGACATAAAAGTAAAAACGATTACTGGGATTCAAGCTCGGTGGCGATGGCAAGGATTTCGGATCTGATCCTGAGCTGACGGTTGAACACGTCGGGACTGCAGTCGTCTGGAATGAATGACGCCACCTGATCTGCAACAGCGCGGAGAACGGCGGCAGCAATCCACGGTGAATAGCACTCGGCCTCTACCTCGTAACGCACGGCATCCAACACCGCTTGCGATTGTGGTGATAGTTGTGTCATGAGTGTTTAGTGGGAATGACTACTTGGCGTACTTAGCGAGTAGGTCACGGGCAAATGAGGCGAAATGATCTGCGTGGATCACATCGTTGACGTACGTTGCTTTTTCG